GGCAGCAAAGGCTGGATATGACGCTCAATACCCGGCAAGTCTCAGAAGAGTTAGAGATGGCCTGCGTATCCCTTTGGGTTGGTGAGCAGAACAAAAAATATGCGGAGAAACTGAAATGAGGAAAGACTGTTGGGCGATTGCCTATCGTGGCAAGTTTGTTTCTGAGCGCCTTGACCCTAGCAAACCAGTGCATACGGCGCTGTTTCGTACACGCTTACACGCTCTGTCTTGGCTAGAAGACAATCAGTATTGGGTGCGTCTAAAGGCTGTTCCAGTGCGGGTGAAGGTGAAAATTGATCTGCTGTAACCATAACTGCCGACAAGGCAGAGATTGTCCTAATCGAAAGGGGTCAGAGATGGATATTTGGATATTTGTGACTTTTCTGGTGGCGGTTGTGGCTTTAGGAATCTTGGTGGGGTATGGCGAATGACACCTATCCTGATCGCTACCAAGGGTAGCAAGACCATCCAAGTGCTGCTTGCCAGCATTGAAGCCTATGTTCCACGGGAAACCAAGGTCTACGTTTTTGGGGACTTCCCCGGCCTGCATACTTGTGAGTTTATTAACTGGCTAGGTGAGAACGATAAGCCTAACTTTGGCGAGTCGTTTAACTACGCCATGTCTCAGGTGTTCATGGACGGGCATGAGACTGTCATCTTGGCTAACGATGACGTTGTGCTTGATCCTAATACCTATTGGCTGCTTTGCCATGACCGGGTGATTTTGAAGCAACAGGGGCACAAGGTGGGGTTTGTCTCAGCCCGTAGCAACATGGCTAGCCTGCCGCAAAACATCCGGCATAAGCAGGAGCAGGATCAATGGACGGGTATGCGTTGGGCAAGCGAAGAGCAGATTGCTAAGGTGGAATGGACTGCTCCCTTGTTCGCTAGCGTAGACCGGGACGGATGGCCCGGCTTCTCGCCGACTAACTTTTTCTCAGATAACGTGGCCTGTGCCGATATGACTGATGAAGGCTATAGCCACTGGCTCTCCCGTGCCTATGTACATCATGTGGGGTCTAGCACCATAGGCCGTGGTTTGGGTGCCGACAGTAAAAACATGATGGAGGCAGAAGACTGGCTTAAACTTAATAGACCACTGTTGCACAAACGATATTTTCTTGGTAATCTGTAAATTCGCTAATCTTATAAGGGGGCTGATATGGTTGAACTAAGCGACTCAGAAAACTTTGAAATGCCGAAGGATAGTGACAACGATCCAGTATTTTCGGCAGAAATCACAGTCACACACGACTTCACAAATACCGACTTACCGCCGAAGGATGTCGAACTGACAATCAAAGTGCCGGAGTATTTTGCTGGCATTACATCCGAAGAAAAAGGGTTTGAATACGATAGCTGCGGCTACTTGTGCGTATCGTTGAGCGATCTTATATACGATTTCGTAGAGCTATACGACTACTCATTTGACACGCTCGACGAAGCTAAATTTTTATTAGACCGGCTAAACACAGATGCTCTTTACTTGGCAAAGTGGATTGAAGAAAAGACATGCGAAGAGCAAAGCAAAGTAGGGGGCTGATATGGCACTGAGCGAACACGACGTAGCAATACGCGATCAACACATCTGGTCATCAGATGCAGGCATGATCGCAGAAGGACAGGCAGGGGAAGTCTACCTGCAAAAGACTGGGCAGAAACCAAAGCCTGACCTCTCAGACAATGAGGCAGTGCAGATGGGTTTAGTAATGCAGGAACCCATCATGCGGGCAGCAGCAGGCAGATGGGGGTGGGAGTTTAAGGATGCTGACTACACCCTGATGCACCCTAAGCACAACTGGCTAGCAAGTCATTTTGACTACATTTCTGCCGATGGCAAGACGCTATTTGAAGTCAAGAATCTTGGCGTTCACCAGCGCAAAAAGTATGGCGAGGATGGCGAGGAATTGGTAAGCCCGCGCTACCGTGCCCAATGTCTGCATGAGCAGATAGTGCATGAGGGCGTGGAAAACATCATCCTTGTTGTCTTGTTTGGTGGGCAGGAGCTTTGCCACTTCCCGCAAAACTTTACACAGCTAGAGGCCGAGGCGCATATCCGCACCATGGCTGAATTCTGGGCGCAGATACAGACCCGCAGTTTTAACCCACAGACCATGGCTGATGCCGTAGGCGACATGTATAAGGTCGATGATGGGTCAGAGATGGTGGCTAATGCTGCATTGGAGACTGCCTGCCAACAGTTAGCCGCGATCAAGGCAAAGCTCAAAGAATACGAAGAGGCCGAGGAAGGGCTAAAGCAAATGATCCAAGGTGCCATGGCGCAGAAGGCTACGCTTAAATCTTTCAGTGGCGAGATTCTAGCCACATGGAAGACCGCAAAGCCTAGCAAACGCTTTAGTGCTGATCTGTTAAAGCAGGCGCTTCCAGAGACTTATGAGAAGTTTGTAATAGAGCAGGCGGGTAGTCGTAGATTCTTAATCAAATGAGGGGCTAAATATGAGTAACGTAATCAGTATGCCAAAGGGTGAGGTCGCTACTATTGATCCAGCGATCATTGAATCAATCGTAACCAAAGGGGACTTGTCGGGGCTAAACCAAGTTCAGAAGGTGCAGTACTACAACTACCGCTGCAAGCAGATTGGCCTAGACCCTAGTGCCAAACCGTTTGACCTGCTGAACCTATCTGGGAAGCAGGTGCTATATGCCAACGCAGGAGCCACACAACAACTCTGCAACATCCACAGACTGTCAACTCAAATTACGGGTAAGGAACGCGTCGATGATATTTACATTGTCAGCGTCAGAGTTACCGGGGCTGATGGTCGAGTTAGCGAAAATCAAGGTGCCGTCAGCATTGCCGGACTCAGAGGCGATGCTTTGGCTAACGGAGTTCTCAAAGCAACTACCAAAGCAATACGCAGATCGGTGCTGGCTCATTGCGGATTGGGGATGCTTGACGAAACAGAGGTCGAGTCAATCCCTACAGCCGTTAAGGAAAGTCTCGTAATGCCTGAACCTGAGCCGATCCCTACCATGCCGGTCATTACTGATGAACCAGCAGGGGACTGGCCTTTGTTTGTTCCGGGCAGCGATGATCCTTACAGCTACCATCAGGATGCTGATGGATGGGTGGATGCTTTCTTAACGCTAATGGACAAAATCATGCAGAGCAAGAAGTCCAAAGGCGATGAAAAGCTCTTTAAGATTGGCGAGTTTGAGCGTGTAAATCGCGGCTTCTTTTCCAAGGTCAGGGATACAAATGAAGGTCTGTATACCGTATTGACCACTGGCATTGGCGGTGCCCGCTTTACGATCAATCAGGAAGCACAGGCAAAAAAGTAGAACAGCCAGTCATAGGAAACACAGGCAAACTTACGCAGAACGAAATGATCCTAATGCACTTGCAAGCTGGTAATGCAATCACGCACTTGGATGCTCTGCGTTTGTTTGGCTGCGCTAGGCTGGCAGCACGGGTGGATGACCTAAAGAAGCAGGGGCATATCATTATTACGGAAGATGTAAAACAAGGCGGGAAGAATTTTGCCCGCTACCATTTGGCGAAAGGAAAGTAACATGGCGTATCAACCACAAGAAAGACAAGCAGGAACCGGGGTATTGTTCACCAATCACAAGAAGGGCGAGACTGGTAGTGGCCCTGATTGGAAAGGTGAGTTAAAACTAGAACGTGACTATGTGGCAGGCGAGACTTTGAAGATTGCCGCATGGACTAAACAATCTGCGCGTGGCCCACTAATCAGCTTGAAGGAAGACAACTGGAAACCTGATGGCAACTACAAGCAGAATGTCCAGCCAGCACCGAGCAAGTCGCTGGATGGTGATGACGATGTGCCTTTCTAAACTAGGGGAAACCATGAAGAAAATTATCGTAGGTTTGCTTGGCCTGACGTTTGCAACAGCCGTCTATGCTAACTGCCGCACACATACAATCACAACTCCTGATGGTCGGATGGTGATGTGTACGACATGCTGCTATGGTGGCAACTGCACAACCAACTGCTTCTAATGGGTAAACTTCAACGCCAGCGTGGTGCAGGGTTTGAGCGAGAGATTGTGAATGATCTTGCCGAAACGCTTGGCGTTAAGACCCGAAGGAATCTGACGCAGTATCAGGTGTCCGGGGAAGGCGATTTGATCGTAGGCAATTACGTGATTGAGTGTAAGCGCAGAAGGGAAATCGCCGTCTACAAATTCATGGAGCAGGCAGAGCAAGCGTGTTCCAAGGAGCAAACGCCTATTGTTCTCATGCGGGCCGATGGCGAGAAGACATTAGCCATGATGCGATGGGCAGACTTTATGAAGTTACTGGGGAACGAATTAACCCCCGCACAGCCAGAGGTGCATCCGTCAG